TAAGATCTTGGTGTGTTTATAAACATACATTAAAAGAGACTGGTTAGATTTATATAGGTTAGACTAATAATATTAAAAATAGATGGAAGCCCAGTGCATATAAACAATGCATTAAATTTTATAATGCTATTCAAAAATATGGATGGGATAATTTTGACCATGAAATTCTTGCCGATGGCCTTACTCTTGAAGAAGCAAATGAATTAGAAACAAAATTTATTATTGAATACGATTCTATCAACAATGGTTTTAATTTAAATACTGGTGGAGATAATAAACTTGCTTCACCCGAGACAAAAGAAAAAATGAGTAAAACAAGAAAAGGAGTACCCAAATCAGAATAGCATAAATAGGCAATCAGTGAAGCACTAACTGGATATAAATAGACTGAAGAACATAAAAAACATAATAGAAAAGCACAGCATCGAAAAAGTGTTGAATGTATAGAAACTGGTGAAAAATATGACAGTTTAGCAGAAGCAGAAAGACAAACTGGTATTTTAGGAGAAACTATTAGTAGACAAATTAGAGGAATATAGAAATCAACTCAAGGATTACATTGGAGATTTATAAATGACATATACAGCGAATGATATAGTATCTTTATCTGCGGGCCGCGCCTTCAGAGAAAAAATAGGGATGTATCTTTCAGCAGATCGACAAGAAGCGATCAATCTTGGACTTCGTGAACTTATTGTAAATGTCCAAGATGAATATGAAGTATATAAACCAGATTCACCCAACTTAACAATTAATATTGATACAATTAAACACGAAATCGAAGTTGCAGATAATATGCGTGGTATACCAGTTGGTATACGCGATGATGGTATGAATTCATTAACAGCGGCTTTTCTTATTCCTCATTCTGGTGGGAAACACACCGAAGGTGTCTATTCAAGCGCGGTTGGAATTAATGGAGAAGGTAATAAAATTGTATGTCATACAGCAGAATGGCTTGAAGTTCATGTTGCTCGTGATAATAAAATTTATTTTCAACGATTTGAGTCAGATGATGAAGGCGCGCGAGCAGTAACTGATGTACAGTGTGTGGCCCAATCACCTAATCCGAAAAGACGTACTGGTACAGTAATTAGCTATAAACCAGATCCAAAAGTATATGGGGATGTATTCATTGATATTGAATCTCTTCGTAAAATGCTCCAAGAAATGGCTATGTTCTCTACTGGTTTACATATTTATCTCACTGTCGATGGAAACGAAGAATATTTTTTCTCTCAAAGTGGATTAATTGATGGTTTATCAAAAGAAAACCGCCTTTCAAAACCTTTTTCATATCATTATGAAACACCAGATTGTAAAGTAGATCTAGCACTTCAATGGGTTAGTAAGAAAGGGCAGATTCGCGGTTATGCAAATAATCTATATATGCCAGACGGCGGTGCATTTATTAGTGGTTTTAAAACTTCTTTAACTCGTACATTTAATTCACTTGCAAAAACTAAATATGATGGTGATACAATTCGTGATGTATTAGATGGGTTTGTAAGTGTAAAAGTAAAAATGGGACAGTTTACAAATCAACAGAAAACCGCTCTTGCCAATCCAGAAGCACGTACAGCAACATCAACAGCAATCTCAAATGCACTTAAAGAGTTTCAAAGCAAACGAAAAGATGATTTTGATAAAGTAATTGAATTACTTAATAAGATCGCCAAAGCAGAAGCCGCGGCCGAGCGCGCACGTAAACAAGTTCTTGATGCAACAAAAGACATTGAAAAGAATCAAAAGAAGAAAGTTTTTGCTTCAGATAAACTCAAGGATGCAGAATTTCTTGGACAAAATGCAACTCTACTTATTGTCGAAGGTGATTCTGCGGCCGGTGGTATTGCGAAGGCGCGAGACTATAAGAACTATGGAATCTTAGCTATTCGTGGAAAGATTTTGAATTGTTTAGCACATCCAGAAGAAAAGATTTTTCAGAATGAAGAGATTAAATTGTTGTTGAGTGCAATGAATATTGTGCCGGGGAAATACAATAGCTCTCGTCTGCGCTATGGCAGAATCGGAATCTGTACTGATGCAGATGCAGATGGCTATCACATAGGACTGCTCATCATGGCCGCTCTCCGCTATCTTGCACCAGAATTTCTTAATGAAAAACGTCTTTGTTGGCTTCGTTCTCCACTCTATATTGTAAAGAATGGAAAGAATGAAAGTTATTACTTCACAGATGAAGAATTTAATAAGGTACGCGGGAAGCTTAAAGGTGAAGTAACACGTGCGAAAGGACTTGGCGCCCTCTCTGTAGAGCAAGCGCATAAATCAATGTTTACAACAGAATATCAACGCATGGATGTTCTTGAACCAGATCCAAATAGTTTGATGATGTTGGAAGAATTAATGGGAAATGATGTAGAGCCGCGGCGCGATTTTATATTCAATCATATAGATTTTTCGGAGATTAGAGAATAATGGAAAAAATTATATGTCCCACTTGTCATAATGAAATGTATATTACTATTGACGAGTGGGGACATACTCCTTGGCATCTACATTGTGATAATTGTCATATAAATATTGGTATGAAATATTTAAAAAATGTAGAAAAATATATTAAAGAAAAAATACCTACCCATACTTATATTGAAGAATATTAAATTAATTTTTGGAGATTAAGGAATAATGGAAAAAGTTTTTGTAGATATAAATGATGCCAACCGTACAATCTTTAATTATATTGGTTCAGAAAATTTTGAAAAAGCTATATCTGTATTAGATCTGAGTAATGGAAAAAATAGTTTCATTGCAGGGCTTGCAATAGCTATGATGGTAATTATAGCTGAATGCCCGCAATATATTGCCCAAGAAAAGGAGAAGTAATATGTATATTAAATTATGTGATAGATGTGGTAGAAAAACAGATAATAAAACAACTTTTTTCTTCTTAACTAATAGTGGTTCTACACAAATCTATGAAGGGCAATTCGGTGAACCAATTACTCTATGTAATAATTGTTTAATTGATTTTGAAGACTTTCGATATAATCATCAAAGTTTTAATAAACAATTAACCACAGAAGATGATTTTGAAGGAAAGGAAAGATGTCAGATTAAATTTTGACATCTTTCTATTTTTATGATATAATATTCATATAAAATGAAAATGGAGATTAATACATGAGTAATTTAAAAGAAGTAATACAAGAATCATTTACTCAGTATAGCGGCGCTGTTCTACAATCTCGCGCGCTTGTTGATGTACGAGATTGTCTCAAACCATCTGCACGGCAAATCTTTTATTGTCTCTATACTGATAAATTTCTTCCTTCAAAACCATTTAAAAAAACATTAAAAGCAATTGGTAGCGCCGCGCGCATGTATATTCATGGTGATAGTTCATGCGAAGGAGTTATTATGCGCGCTGGTCAACCGTTTGCTATGCGTTATCCACTTATTGAAGTAGAAGGAAATGAAGGTAGCCTTATGTCAAGCGGAAGTTGGGCGGCGCCTCGTTATACTGCATCCCGTCTTAGTGAATTTTCAGTTCGACTTTTTAATGATATTGATAAAAATACCATTAAAGAATGGCGAGATAACTATGACGATACAGAGCAATATCCATCTGTGCTTCCCACAAAAGGTTTTTATAATATTGTAAATGGTACTATGGGAATTGGTATTGGCGCGGCCAGTTCAATCCCACAATTTAATATTAAAGAGGTAAACCATGCATTAGAAGTTTTACTCCTTAATCCAGACGCTACATTCGATGAAATCTACTGTGCGCCTGATTTTGCAACGGGCGCACTACTTCTCAATGAAGAAGAAGTCAAAGAAGCTCTCAAAATCGGTCAGGGGGCAGCGTGTAAACTTAGATCTGTTGTCGAATGGGACAGTACCGAGAGATGTTTTATTGTATCTCAAATTCCTTACTCCGTCTATACTAACACGATATGCGGAGAGTTAGAAGAGATCCTAAATGATGAATTAAATAATCCAGGTATTGAACGTTTTAATGATCTTACTGGCGTTGATCCACTTATCAAGATTTATCTTACTAAAAAAGCTAATCCAGATCGTGTACTGAAGTATCTTTATAAAAATACATCACTTCAAAGCTATTTTGGAATTAATATGACAATGCTTGATGATGGTCGTTATCCAAAAGTATTCGGTTGGAAAAATGCACTTCAAGCACATATTGATCATGAAAAAATTGTATATAGGCGCGGTTTTGAATTTGATCTTGCAAAGATAGAAAA